TAACCCCATCTCTGATATTCTTGTAGATAGTTGTATTAAGTAATAAACCATTCTCAAATAAATCATATAGTTCATAACCAAGAATATATTGCAAATACTCAGGCTCATATTTAATAATGAACGTAGTAGCTTTCGCACCTTCTATGGTAGCTTCTGAACTTACATTAGGTAAATAAATATTACCTGCAAAATAATTTAATTGAGTTATTTGGCTCATTAGTGAGTAAAAGGTATTAATTTAAGTGTATGAATTCTAACTGTTTGAGTACCTGAACCAACAAATTTAATTCTATAATAAAGTAATCTTGTACATTGACTACCTTTTGTTACACCATAAACAAATTTAGTTGCTCCTGAAGTAGATGCTACATTAAATTGAACGGCAGAAGTAGTAGGTGTGATAGACAAACTATCAGAATTATAACCATCAACCCCCATTGCATTTGAATTAATTGGATACCAGTTTACCCCATCCATAGACCCTTCTTGAATTGCGGTAACTGTAGCAGGAGTTCCTGTTAAATTAAGCAATGTAAAATAAGCCTTGTATGAACTACTTGTATACTTATTTAAATCACCTACTCTTGAGGTGAAATAAGTAGTACCAGTATTGGTAATTGTATCTGCTGAATTACTACTTGTATTAGCAGGTAATATAGCAGAAGGTGCTTTATACATTGTGATTTGCGCTTGTGTGTCGTTGCAACTGAAGAGCGCAGCCATCAGTAATATGATTCCTATTTTTTTCATTTATTTGTTTTTTAAAGAGGCAAAACCTTTAGTAATTAAAATAGTAGCTATGTCGGATGACACTTTGTATTCCTTATCCTTTACAAGTCCACCTAAACCTAATCCGATGATTGTTTGGTCTCCTTTTAAAATAGGAAGTTCTACGATTGGTTGTTCAACCATAGGTTGCTCTTCAACGATAGGAGTATCTAATACATCCAATTCTTCTATTACTTTATTTACTTTAGATTTTGCCATTGTTATTTAATTTATGCGATTGAAGTTAAAGTTGCAATAGCTGTTGCGAAATCACCTTGTACCAAGTTACTTGTATCGTTAGCAGATGCAAACTGAACAAGACGTGCCTCAACGATAAGTGTCATCAAGTTATTGATTGGATCATCACCTGATGGAGTTAAACGGATATTCAAGTTCTCTCTGAACAATACATTCAACACTTTCATATCACCACCAACATAACTACCTGAAGCAACAGCAGGTGTAGCAAATACGTTCATACCTGCAATAACCAAGTTACGACCCATACCACCAATAGACCAATCCATATACTCCTTATATAATGGTTCACCTGTTGATGATTTCAATCCGAAGATTTTGTTCAATGTATCAGGGTGAACGAAAATTGCGTTAGGTGTACCAAAAGCTAAATCAACTTGATTTGCTACTGCGTGGATAACATCAATTTCATTAGCGTAAGGAATAGTATTAGCTAAACTACCTGCCAAGAATGCAGTTGCCCATTGTGTAGCACCTTTGATTTGTGGAGCTGTACCTGTACCTGAGAATAATTGATTTTCAATAACAACACTAACACGCTTCAACATTGCATTTTGAATGTAACTTGTCAATTGTGGCAAGTCAGCCAACATCTCGGTAGTAACTTTAGAGTATACTGCAATCTTTTCTACTTTCTGAGTTTTTTCAACATAAAGAACAGAAATCTGAGTTTTTGCTGCGTTTTCAGCAATCATTACAGGTGTAACACCATCATCGCCAGTTTCCTCAATCCACATTGCATAACGTGTATTGATTGTACCTGTTGTAACTGATTGTAGATACTGCTCTGGTCTACGTCTGATAGCTGAAATAATACCAGTATTTTGCGTCAAGCTATTATAAGTACTTCCTCCTAAGATAGTGTTAGTTTCTGTAATAACAACCGCAGCCTTAACTTCAAACTCTAAATCTTGACCTTTACGAAGACCGCCTTGTGAACGTACTTCTTCAAGTGTAGATGATTGTGCTTCTAATGCTTGTTTCAAAGATTCTCCAAAAGTAGCAGGTTCTGCGTTAGGTACTAACTTACTTGCTTCGATACGGCTAATAGCCAATCCTTGCGCTTGTAATGTCTTAGCCATAGCTTTGATAGTCTCTTGCTCTTTAAGTTGTGCAAGGGCATCTTCTAAGGCTTTAGCGGTAGCTTCTTCGTTCTCCGAAGTTTGTTTAGCTAATGCTGAATCAATTTGAGACTTTACTGTTCTCATCAGGTTTTTTTCAGTTTCAGGCAAATCTTTAATGCTTTCTTCAAACTGGGTTAGTATAGCAGCGTCTTGTGCTGCCTTTTCTACTTTTGTCATTTTAAATGAATTTAATTTTTGAATAATCTTTGTTTCGTTCCGTTTGAGTGACCGTAGTCGGCTCTATAATAGTCTGAGTGACTTTAGTCGGCTCAGTATATATTCGTGTTGCATCGTTACTGCCACCTGCAATAACCATACTTCCTTCCTTGTGTATCTTTAACTCTTCTACACCAAAGAAGTATCCTTGTTCCTTAACTACATCTGCATTGGAAATCTCGCCTATGCGACTATCGTAGTATGCTTTATTGACCGCCATAGACTTATCCGTTGAATCTATACCCATCTGCACCTTAACGTACTGCATACGGATGCTATTCTCTAACTCAGGATCGGATTCAATAATATCCAATGCAGACTTATTCGTAATCGTTGCCTTGTCTATGGCAAACACTAACGCTTCCGTCTTGCCTTGATAGTCTTTACCTACAATAGACCAATCAACAGGTTCAACCATCATCTCTACGTTCTTCTTCGATGCAATGATGCCTGATAGTGATAGGTTATGGTCGGCACAATAGTAAACCTTGCCTTGTTGTTCCTTAACCGTCTTAGTGAAACAACCATCGAAGTGAACGTCATCGTGGCTATCCATATACCTTGTAGTACTAATGATTGGATAGATATAGTTCTCCTTAGTAGCAAATCCTATGCCCTTAGTAGCTTCCTTAGTGTTGTGAGACTTACCAATCGTAGTAGACTTATCACAACCCTTGTATACGTTAGCCGTCTTGAACTCAATGATGTCCATCTCGGAATCCTTCAATGCCTTAAACAACTCCTCTTTGGAAGTGAACGTGCGTGTTGGGAAATAGTGTGACTTAATCATTTTAATATCGTTTTATGCTCCTTGAGTGCTTTGAGTTTGAGTTCCGTTAGACGTTTGATTTCCTGTAACTGCTGCTTCGTTAGTGGCTGTTCCGCTACCTTGCGTTGTTGTGTTGCTTGTTCCATTGCTTGTGTTGTTAAAGAACTCAGGATAGTCTTGTCGTATCTGCCAAGCATACATATCGCTATATGGCTCTGATACTTCGTGATACCCTATACTTACTAAGAATTGATTATACGTTGTACCATTGTTGTTGAACTCCAATGTTGCTGCTTCGATGTTTATCTTCCTTACCTCTGCTCTTGCCTTGATGTCATCTTGTAACGCTGCAACGTGGTCAAAACAAGTCACATACTCAACACCATTGATGTCAGCATACAAACACTCGTTAAACTGAGTATCCATATTCTTACTCTCAGGTATGATGAAGTTCTGATACAACGTCTTACCTGCACTCGCACCATTCGTGAACGTAGTACCCTTATCCTTACCAAACAAGTCAAACGGATAACCCATACCATCACATAGGATGGCAGCGTTAGCGGTTCGTAACTCAACCATCTGCAACTCACTAACTGGATACATCATATGTTCCCACTTCAACGTAGCATCCGTGATGATAGTATCTTCTTGACCATCACTTGTACCATAAGACTTGAACGCACGATGTAACTCTCTACGTTCCTTGCTACCAATCGGTAACGTACTGATGGTATCTCTTGCTTGATTCGCTAAGATACCCAATGGTTTAGAGATGATACGACCTTCCGTCTTGTATGACTTGATGATATTGTTGATAGGGAACTGCAACGATGATACCCTTGAGCAAGGTAGGTAACTATTATCTCGTAGAGGTGTTGTGTCCGTGAAGATGTATACATCCTCCTTCTTGATGGTATACTTTACGTTATCTCTACGCAAGGTAACCGATTCAATGAGGTTGCTGATGTTATCCGTATACATCATATTACCCTTCTTGAACTTAATCTCCGTTGAGTGTGGAGGAAGTACCCATAGTGCGCTTATCTCAGTACCAAACTCATATCCTTCAGGTATAACACGCAAGACAGGACAATAACCAAATGCCATTATGTAGAACTTTAACTGCGCCCTAAACGCTTCTCCGTTCTGCAATACATTAGGATGTTCCATCAAGGTTTGCCAACGCTTATCTTGACCTTTAACCTTGTTGCGTGTTGACTTAGATAACACTTCTACGATACCATTAACATATGCGTTAGACTTGCTATGTAAGATTGCTCCGATCTGAGGACAATCCGTAACGGCTTTAATAATTTCTTGGTCGGATGATACGTTGAAGATGTTATCCGTAAGGTTCATATAGTCAGGGAAACTAAATTCGCCTGGTCTTGTGCCTTCATCTAATCTTCCGTAGAACGGAGATAACCCTGTAACTGTCTTTAATGAAGAATCTCCTCCAAATAATGAAGGTGCTATACTCCTAATCTTTGTTAACAAACTTGACTTCGCCAACCTTTTCGTTTGAACCTATATTCCTCGTGGCTGATTTACATCGCTACTTTGCGGATATAGGCTGGTTAATTTCTA